GCGATACCGCCGGGCATGATGCGCGTGCGCGCCGTTGGCGATGACGACCCAGGCATGACACAGATCATGAAGGTGACGCTCAAAGTGCAGGCCGGTATCACCGGCTTCCGTGTCGAGCCAGAGCATCACGACGGTAAGACAATGAGCGTGCCGACCGACTGGGTGCGCGGTGAGCGCTTCGTCGCCTCAGACCTGCTGGCCATCACTGTTCGCGGCGAGAGCATGGAGCCGTCACTGTTTGATGGCGACGTCATCGTGGTGAATACCGGCGACAAGAAGCTCGTCGATGGCATGGTGTACGCGGTGAATTATGAAGGCGAAGTTGTCGTCAAGCGCATGATGCGCGACGCGGGGATGTGGTGGCTGTCGTCGGACAATTTGGACCAGCGAAAATATCACCGGAAGTCATGCAAGGGCGCCGAGTGCATCATTATCGGCAAGGTGGTTAGAAAAGAGAGCACACATATCTAAATGGACGGCATGCCTGAAATTCTTCTTCTTATTGTTTGCGGTTTTCTCTGGGCCATTTTGGTGGCAGTAAAAAAATGCCTTGCTGAGCTGAGTAAAATAACTGCACGCCTAGACGTCACCAACGGCCTGCTAGATAAGACATTAGATGGCTCCGAAATTGTTGCAGGTAAAATAAATATTTCCAACAATAACTTGCGAAGTATAGATAAGGCCGTCGCCTATTTTCATGAGGCGGCAGTCAATGCCAGAGGTGGACGATAATGGAATGGATTGTCGGAGGATGTCTACTGGTTCTTATATTTATATGGGGATCAGTTATGTCGGCTGTTGAAGTGCTGAAGAACATTGATCGGTCTATACAGCAGACGCGTTTGGACTTATCGCGAGATGCGAAAGACATCATCCACGAATTGGTTGTGGCTGGAGCGGATGTGTCGTCAGCCGAGAAGAATATCGAAAACCTTGCCAAAAGATATGCTCCTCTTGAATCTGACGTAGACCGCTTTGAAAGAGAAATGGTATTAAAAAAATAATCCCCGCCGTGGCGGGGAGTATGAATCCAGGGTGATGCCTGGACTGCGGACCCATCAGTCCGCTTAAGGTGACGCAGCAGACAGATCGGACATGTGTTCGGCATCCTGAAAACTGCGAGGCCGACTTCATGCACTGTGGGATGCAGTGGTGAAGCGCCAATGCTGCTGCAGCAGCACCGGCTAGCGCCCGGCAAGGCGCGATATAAATGCCGACCTAATCAGCCGGCGTGCACGCCAGCGCTAAATAGGGCAAATGCCATGTTTAAGCTGACGACCAAAGCAGTGAAGGTGGAAATCAATCTGTGGTCACTTGCGGCGCTGCTGCAAGTTGCCCTCAGCTGGATTTTCTCCTAGCGGGAAGCGGGCCGGTTACTGCCGGCCCGCTATCGCTGATCGAACTTTACACCGGATGCTTAAGGTTTACAACATCCGCCGCGGCGGGGAGTGGAAGCTGAGCTATTCTCAGCATTAACTTGAAGGGAGATTCAATGGCACTGTATAAAAATGCAAACGTCTTGAAGCACAGTACCGATGTGGCGTTCGATATGACCCACTCCCCGGGCGCGCAAGCGCCGCATCCCGGCATTTACCGATGCACGTCATGCGGCGACGAAATAGCGATCGCTGGTGGTCATGTTCTCCCTCCACAGAACCACTACCAGCACCGCCCCAGCGCCGGCCCGATCAAGTGGCAGCTGGTGGTATATGCTCAGCAGGTGAAGTGATCGGCTCATGAATGAGCCTGAGCGGGCAAATATCCTGAGCTGGATACTGCCCCCATAGAACCGGCGCCAGCGCCGACAGAGCGCGCGCCACACCTCCCAGCTGGTCGGCTGGCAGCTCACATTGCATGTATTCAGCGATTTTTTGAACGCTCGGGTGCATCGTAAGTTCCATCCCATCCTCCATGCCCGGCACGCCCGGGCTTTGTTTTGTCCGCAGCTCGGACATGCACCCCCCCGTTCTACAGCGGCGAAGTTGTAGCACTTTAACTTTTTTCGCCAGAGTCTACAACTTTCTCTTGCAAGCTCCAACTTGTTGTTGTAACCTATGGTTGTAGTTTGTTGAGGCAGCGACCAACCCGGAGACCACGATGGCACACCACGACCAAGACGACGATCTGCAATACCAAGCCGCCCATGACCGCGCCACCCGTGAAAAGGCGCACATGATCCTGGCCGCTTGCAAGGCTGGCCAGCCAGTCAACACCGAAGAAATGATCGAGAACCTGGGCGCGTACCTGGGCGACGACCAGGCGCTGGCCGAACTGATCCAGCAGACGTTGGCCGGCCGCAACGCCTTCCGCGAGCTGCTCGACAAGATCGCGCTCGACACTGGTGCTAAGCAGGCTGATCTCGAACTGGCCGAGCAGGCGAAGTACAACCGCGAAGTGTCGATCGGTGATCGTTGCCACCGCTACCTCGACCGAGTAGCGGCATGACCTGCCAGAACTGCAACGGCACCGGCAGCCTGTCGAAGCATATAGACGGCAGCCTGGACTGCCCTTGCGGCGCCGCCGATGAACGCGCAGCACTGGAGCAGTGGACGCTCAAGAACCAGCTTGCTGGTGGTGGCCTGGCTGACGCCTGGCTGATCTACCAGCACGGCAAGGCCGCAGCAGCGGCGAAGCCTGCAGCGTCGGTGGCACCAGCACCAGCACCGGCTGCGGCGCCAACAAAGCATGTCCCGCAGCCGCGAATGGTTGATCGCAAGTGCAACTGGTGCAAAGGCTCGTTCCAAGCGCGGGCCGCCGACGTCGCACGCGGCTGGGGCAAGTTTTGCTCGAAGTCGTGCAAGGCGAGTCGCCAAGAAAAGAGCACCGGCCAGTATCGGAACCTGAGCGAACGCGATGGCGGTGATGACGGCGATGACGAGTGCGGCCACATTTTTGCCTCTGGCTATTTTGGCCACGGGCAGGAGTAATCAAACCGAAGCCGGCCGCGCCGGCGCAACAGGAGAAGAAGATGGAATTGCTGGCCAAAGAAGAAAGCGCGGTCGCCGAATACCGCCCGTTCTACGCACAGCTCGCCGAGCTGGAGCAGAAGAACGCCACGCTGTTGTTCGACTACGAATCGCCGAAGGGTAACAAGGAAGCGCGCAGCCACATCAACACTCTGCGCCTGACCAAGGGCGCCCTGGAGCGCACCCGCAAGTCGGCGAAGGAAGAGTCGCTGCGCGTGGGCCGCGCCATCGATGCCGAGGCCAAGGAAATCGGCGCCCGCATCGAAGCCATGATCACGGTGCACCAGTCGGCGGTGGACGAGATCGAGCAGCGCGAGAAGCAGCGCGTCGCCGACCTGTCGGAGCGCCTGGCGAACCTGCGCAATACCGGCGCCGGCGCCACCACCGCCGCAGCACTGGCCGATGCAATCGCCGAACTGGAGCCGCTGGTGATCGGCGACGACTGGCAAGAGTTCAAGCCGCAGGCACTGGAAGTAAAAGACGATCTCCTGCGCAACCTGCGTGTTCGCCATGCCGAGCACGTTGCAGACGAAGCCAAGGAAGCCGAGCTGGCCCGCCTGCGCGCCGAAGCTGCCGAACGTGAGCGCCTGGAGCGCGAAGCCGCCATCGTCCGCGCCGCCGAAGAGCGCGCCAAGGCCGAAGCCGCCCGCGCTGCACAAGAAGCCGAGGCCCGCGCCGCCGCCGAGCGTGAAGCCGCCGCGCGCCGCGAACTGGAATTGAAGCTGCAGGCCGAGAACGCCGAGCGCCGCCGCGTCGAAGCGGAGCAGCGCGCCGAACAGGAGCGCATCGATGCTGCCGCCCGCGCTGAACGCCAGGCCAAGGAAGCCGCCGCAGCAGCTGAGCGCCAAGCAGCCGAAGCGGTGCGCCGCGAGCAGGATCGTGTCGCCGCCGAGCAGGCAGCCGCTGCCGCCGATCTGGCGCGCCGTGAAGCGAACAAGGCCCACAAGGCGAAGATCAACCGCGCCGCGCTGGCTGCGCTGATCGCTGGCGGCCTGACCGAAGAATGCGCGAAACAGTGCGTGACCCTGATCGCATCCGGCAAGGTGCCGGCCATGTCGATCGCTTACTAAGGAGACAACATGTTCCGCTTCCTGATCTCCCAATACCGTTTTGGTTGCCGCGTCGGCTTCGGCCGCCGCTACGCCCTCCGCCGTGCAGTCGCTATGTACCGCAGCGGCTTCTAACGAAAGAATGACATGAGCAACGCATTGACCCTGATAACCGGCGAGATCAACGCCGCCCGCGAGGACTTCATGACCTTGCTGTCGGATCGCTCGATCAAGTTCGAGCAGGAAGCCGGCTTCGCCATCCAGGTGCTGAGCAACAACGATTTCTCGCTCAAGATCGCCATGAGCAACCGCGCCTCGATCGTCAATGCGGTGAAGAACATCGCGGCGATCGGCATCAGCCTGAACCCGGCGAAGAAGCAGGCGTACCTCGTGCCGCGCGGCGGCGCCATCTGCCTGGACATCAGCTACATGGGACTGATGGACCTGGCCATGGCCACCGGCTCGATCAAGTGGGCGCAGGCCGAGCTGGTGCGCGAGAACGACGGATTCGCACGCGGCCGGTTTGATCAGCCGCCTGTGCACACGTTCAATCCTTTCAGCAAGGATCGCGGCGCCATCATCGGCGTCTACGTGGTGGTGAAGACCGCCGACGGCGACTATCTGACGCACACCATGGAAATCAGCGAGGTGTACGACATCCGCGATCGCTCGGAAGCATGGAAGCGCGGCGGCGGCCCCTGGAAGACCGACCCGGGCGAAATGATCAAGAAAACGTGCGTGAAGCAAGCCTACAAATACTGGCCGAAAACCGAGCGCCTGGAGACTGCGATTCACCACCTGAACACGGACGGTGGGGAAGGGCTGGCCGACGCCGGCGCGCGCGCCGAGAGCGCCCTGGACGTCAGCCCGATCATCGCCGCGGCGCTGCGCACCACCACCGACGCCGACGCGCTCAAGTTCTGGCGCGACAACAACGGCGCCTTCACGAAGCAGCCGGCCGACCACGCGAAGCTGAAAGATGCGATCGCCGGCCACCGCGCGCGCATGAAGGCTGAGCAGGAAGCCGCCGATGCCGCGCGCACCGTGGAAATGGAGCCGGCGCTTTCGCCGGAAGAGCTGGACGAACAACGCGGAGCACAGCCATGAAATTTATCGAATGCCCACAAGGAACCGCCGAGTGGCACGCCGCCCGCTGCGGCAAGATCACCGCCAGCTGCTTCGCCGACGCCATCAGCCGCTGCTCGCGCAAGTCTGGCGCGCGTGATGTCGGCGACCCGACGGCGGTAGCCGAGCGCTACGCCGCCGACCTGGCCATCGAGCGCATCAGCGGCCAGATGCACGGCGAGCCGCCGAAAGCCTGGGTGCTGGAGCGCGGCCACCAGATGGAAGCGGCGGCGCGCATGCACTACGAGGCGCGCACCGGCGCGTTCGTGACCGAGGCCGGCATCTGCGTCACCGACGACGGCCTGTTCGGCTACAGCACGGACGGGCTGGTCGACGACGATGGGCTGATCGAGGTGAAGGCGCCGATCGACAGCGAGAAGATTCTACACATCCTGGCGACCGGCGACACCAGCGAATACGACCACCAGATGCAGGGCGGCATGTGGATCACCGGCCGCGCCTGGTGCGATTTCCTGATGTACGTGCCGGACCTGGCCGCCGTCGGCAAAGACCTGTACGTCAAGCGCGTGCACCGCGACAACGCCTTCATCGACTCGATGGTCGAGCGCCTGGCCGAGTTCGACGGGCTGGTGCAGGCGAATGTGGCAATCCTGCGTGCTGGCGCGCCTGCGGCGGTGGAAGCATGAACGCCATCATCCCATACGCGCGCTTGGTCGACCTGGCCGACGCCATGCAGCCAGACCCGAGCGACCTGGAGATCGTCAAGGCCGTGTCGGAAGCCTTCGACCTGCCGCTGGGCGCCGTGATTGAGCGCCTGATCTGTGTCGACTTCGTGACCGTGCGCCGGCAGGTGACTCCATGACCGCCCGCCGCACTTTCGTCCTGGCGCATGACCAGGCTCGCAACAACGCCGCGCGCTGCGTGATGGACGCCCCGCCGGGCTTCATGGTGGTGATCTCGGAACCCGCGAAGAAGCGGATTCAGGAAGAGAAGTACCACGCCATGATCAGCGACATCGCGCGCCAAGTCGAGCACATCGGCCGCAAGTGGGACAGCGACGACATGAAGCGGCTGCTGATCGACGAGTTCGCCGACGAAATGCGTTCGGCCGGCACGCCGCTGCACCACGATGCTCGCGTCGCCCCGAGTTTTGACGGTCGCCGGATCGTCCAGCTGGGCATCCAGTCGCGCGACTTCTACGTGAAGGAAGCCGCGGCCTTCATCGAGTTTCTGTACGCCTTCGGCGCGGCGCGCGACGTGCGCTGGAGCGAGCCAGCACAACAATATCAACCTGGAGAACCTGCATGACCGAAACCGAATTCCACGCCCGCCGCACCATGCTGGCCAACGCATTCGCCACTGCCGGCGCCGAGGTGCTCGAGCACATGCCGATGGCTGCCGGCGCGCTGGTGCCGATCCCAGACACGCCGCTGTACGTCGTGGCCGGCGATCCTGCCGCTATCCGCGCGCAGCTAGACACCGTGGACCCGCAGCGCCGCATGCGCAAGGGTGAACGCCCGACCGACGAGCTGTACTGGGGCGCCGCCACCGGCCAGGCGCGCCGCTGGTCGATCCTGATTACTGAGGCAGGGCAGGGCGTCGTGGCCGACTACGGGCACCGCTTCCCCTGCGCCAGCGCGGAGCTTGAGCGCGTGGACGTGGTGGAGGTGGCCGCCCCTGCAAGCACTGTACTGACGGATGAGCGGATCGAGGAAATTTGGTCTAAAGAGTGCCCTGACGCACAAGGCTATCAAGCAGCGATGCGATTCGCCCGCGCCATCGAGCGCGAGGTCGCGGCACAAGCCGGTCAGGTAGCGGTGCCGGAAGGCTGGACGCTGGTGCGCGGTGGCGAGGACATTCAACTACGCCGCGCTGACGGCAAATGGTGCGGCTACTCGCCAGAGATTGACAGCCCGGCGCATCGACTGACCCATGAATTTCTGTCTGCAATGCTCGCCGTCCCATCGCCAGCAAAGGAATCGAAATGAGCCAATCTAACGACCCCAAGCCACGCCGGGTGAAGGCAAAGATCACTCGAACTGTTACAGAAATTGCCATCGTGCTTCTGGATCGTGACGGCAATGTCGAGGAGTACGAGGAAATGCACGAAGAGCTTGATATGCATGACATCGAGGTTCACGACATCCGCGCTGTTCTGTCAGTTCACCCGTAACCCGAAGGAATCGAAATGAGCAATCCAACTGAACTGCCGGACCTGGACAAGCTGCTGACTGCATGCCGCGTTGCGGTGGTATCGCTGGCTCACGCTGCCGAGAAGCACGGCATTTACCAGACCGACTACGAACGTTTCTTGGCGGTGGTGGAGGAATTCGCCGCTCGCCGCGCCCAGCCAGAGAGCATGGTCGAGCAGATTGCTGCCGTCCTGATGTACATGGACGACAATGGCGTTATCGCCTGGCGCGGCACTGGCGACGATGAAGAGGACGCAATTGACGAGGCGGATGCAAAAGCCCGCACGACGAGCGAGGTCGCCAAAGCCGTTGAATCGCTGCGCGCCCAGCCAGAGGGCGAAGCGCCGCAAGCCGACTGGCAATCTTATGCGCTGAACCTGCGCGCCGTGCTGGAGCGCGGTTACAAGTCGCTGGCGTCGGCGGCCATGTGCCGGACCCGCGATGGAGAGGCCGCGTGGTACGCAATGGGCGAGGCATTGAAACTGCCGATCCCAGCCGCCCAGCATGCGGAGAGCGGCGCACCGGCTGTCGTCGATGCACTGCGCGCCTACGTGAAGTTCGCAGCAACGCGGCGCGTAGAACTCGGCGCCCTGTCACCTGAAATGGAATCGGTAGATGCGCAAGCACGCGCAGCCCTCGCCGCTCAGTCCCAAGGCGCACAGGCGACGATGCGCAAATGCTCTAAGTTCGGCCACCGCTGCAATTGCGCTACAGACTGCGACCCTGACAAGCCGCATTCATCCGTCGCCGCCCAGCAAGCCGCAGCATATGGCGCGCTGCCTGTGGAGCCGCCTCGTATGACCACCGAGGAAGCGCACGAGTACCTGGTTAATTTCATGGAGCGTCATTTCACTGACAAGACATTCCACCGCTACATCCGCAACGACCAAGGCAACCGCCAAGGGCTGGACGGCGACTTCGCATGGCAGATGGCGCGCGCCCTGCGCTTGCTGGAGGCCGCACCTAGCGCCCCCGGCACACCGGAAGCGCCGAAGGATGAGCGCAAGGGCATCGAGCTGTGGCGCGCCACGCTGCGCGCATGTGGCGAACTGCCGGAAGGCTACGAGGTGCGCATCGAGCTGGAGAACGGCTGTGGCATGGCGGTCTGGTACGACGCCGAGGGCGAGCGCCACGTGATCGACGGCGAGGGCTATCTCTCCGACGACGTGAACGAGGCGGTTGATGCGGCAATCCAGCGC